GGGGGCGCGATGTTCGCAGGTTCACCGAGGCGTTTATTGAGATCGCCAAAAAGAACAAGAAGACTCCTACTATCTGCGGCTGGTCGCTCTATACGCTATGCGGAGACGGAGAGCTTGGTCAAAAGGTATTTTTGACCGCGAAAGACGGCGCTCAAGTTCGCAAGAACATGAGCCTGCATATCCTCAATATGGTCGAGCAGTCGCCTGAACTGAAGCAGGAATGCAAGGTCAATCTCAATGAAATGAGCGTCCTGCACATTCCGACTCGGTCCGTGCTTATGCCGCTGTCGTCCAGTAACAGCCGGACACAGGAGAGCAAAGAAGGGCTCAACGGCTCGCGGTTTACCGATGAAGTCCATGTCGTGGACCGCGACTTCATGAGTCGCATTACGCGCATGGGGATCAGCCGAAGTGAACCGCTCGGCATTGAGGTCACGACGGCCGGGAATAACTGCGACGGCTACGGCCATGACCGGTACCAATACGCCAAAGACGTAATCGCCGGACGAGAGGAATGCCAGCACCTCTACGCAGCGATCCACGAAGCTCCTCCGGAAATCACGGACGCTGATCTGGCAGCCGACCCAATCAAGTACGGCAAGATGGCCAACCCGGCGTGGGGCCACACGATCGACGAAGAGGAGTATTTGGCCGACTACCAAACGTCACGCCGATCGATTTCCGCCCTGGCCGACTTCAAGATGTATCGCCTCAATGTCTGGCAGCGTGCCTCGAATCCGTGGCTTCATGCCGACGACTGGGCGAAGTGCAAGAGAGGATTCGCGGAAGCCGACTTGGCTGGCATGCAGTGCGCTAGCGCCCTGGATCTTGGCCAGGTGGACGACATGACGGCCATGTCGCTGGTGTTCCCGAAGGACCCTGCCTCGTGGTGCGCGGCCGTTGCAGGGCACGACGCGGAAGGAGGCGAGCCAGACGGCGACCGCGCCGCGCGGCAAGAGGCCGCCAAGCAACTCCTGACGGCCCTTGAGCAACCTGTCAAGGTACTGACGTGGTACTGGGTTCCTGAGGCTGCGGTCGAGAAGTACAAGGGCGACGTGGATTATCGGAAGTGGGTTGATAGCGGGCACCTGCGACTGACGACCGGAGAGACCCTGGAGCCCAACGAGTTGATCGCGGACCTTGCGGAGATTTTCGGGCGATTCGATGTCCGCATGTTCGGTCACGACCCGTGGCATGCGGCGCTCATTGTTCGGGCGCTTCAGGAGGTCGCGGCATTCCCGAAGGAGTATTGCTGGCCGTTCAAGCAGACGATTGCCAATTACGCATTTCCGTCCGCCTTGTTCGAGCGTCTGGTTGTAAGCGGCAAGCTGGAGCACGACGGCAACCCGATCACCGAATGGGAGGCGGGCCACGTCCAGGTGATTAAGGACAACAACGACAACCGGCGGCCCGTGAAGCCCAAAGGCAAGACGCGCAAAAAGGTGGACGGAATTCAGTCCATTGTGATGGCGTTGGATGCCGCCACCCGCATGACGGCCGACTCCGGCTCATCCATCTACGACCACCTCGACCAAATCATTATGGTTTAGCGGAACCCAGAAAGGCGCTGACGTGTCGAAACGCTCACGACGACGAACGCGACAGCTTGAGCGGCGGGCGGCATCTTACGGGCCTGTTCCGCTCAACGACTCGCACACGCTGTTCGGCAATTACCCGATGACATCGACGGGCCTGCGGGTAGACAACTACTCGGCGATGTGCAACTACGTCTTCCGCCGCGGCGTGGAGATCATTGCCGAGGCAGTCGGCAAGCTGTCGCGTCGCTGGCGTCTGGCTGAAATCGATAACCCGTCCGCGCGCCCCGAGCGCTCGATCTACTCAGACCTGTTGACGCGGGCCGCGAACCCGTACACCACCGCCTACAACTTCGCTGTTTTGGTGCAGTCGTGGGCCAAGGGGTGGGGCAACGGATACGCCTGGATCTTGCGCCGCAACGACCTTGAGCCCGTGGCGTTCTATCCGCTCCATCCGTCCCGCGTGATTCCACGACTGTTCCGCAGCGACGACGCCAAGAGCCCATACCCCTGGGATCTAGTGTATCAGATTGACGGCGGCAGGGAGACGCTCCTTCCGTACGAGATTTTGCATATCAAGGGGAATCCCGGCTTCGACGGAGTCCAGGGTTATAACCTCGTCCAGCTCCACGAAAACACCCTTGCGACTGCGCAGGCGCAAAACGAGTTCGCCGGCGAGTTCTTCCAGAACGGCGCCGTTGCTGGCGGACTGGTGGAGCTTCCGCCTCACCTCAAGGCCGACGTCGTGCTCAAGTACCAGCGCGACTTCCAGGACAAGTACAGCAGCCGAGGCAACCGCCATAAGCTGGCGTTGGTGGACAGTGGCGTAAAGTTCACGCCCACGACGATTGACCCGGCTGCCGCCCAACTCCTAGACGCTCGCAAGTTCTCAATATTCGAGATCGGCATGCTATTGGGCGTGCCGCCTACTGTGTTGGGCGATCTGAGTCACGGCACGTTCAGCAACAGCGAACAGCAGCAGCTCGCCCTTAATATGGTCACCTTGCACCCCGTGGCCGAGAACTGGCGGCAAGAGCTGAATCTGAAGCTCACGCCCGATGACAAGCACGAGTGGGAATATGACCTGAAGGCCCTCGACGCTGCCGACACCGCCGCCCGCCAGTCCTACCTCAAGACTGCAATCGGCGGCCCGTGGATGACCGTCGAAGAGGGCCGGCTCGAAGAGGGCTTGCCGCCCAAGCCGGAAGGAACGATCTACCCGCCGGCCAACATGAACAAGAGCCCAACGGCTGACAAGGACGACGAAGCGACGGACGACGAGCTAGGTGGCGATAAGCAGCCAGAGGAGTCCGAGGACGAGGAAGAGGGTCGCCGGCTTCAGCGTCAGGTAGAGCGGCGGTCTGTGCAACACAGGAACCGGAACGCCGAGGCGCTCCTGCCGGCGTTCACTGACGCCTTGGGGCGGCTGGCCACCAAGGAAGCCAAGGCCGTCGGTGGCCTTGTTAAGCATGTCCGCGAAGGACACGCCGACGTGTTCATCCGCAAGGTTGAGGAATTTTACGAGCGGCACCGCGAGTACGCTAGCCAAGTCGTCGAGCCCGTCTTGGCGGCAATAGAGGCACAGGCCCGCTATGCCGTGGCCGACGAATTTCCGGATTCCGGAATGCCGGACGATCCACTGGCTGTAGGCTACGCGGCAGCGATCGCTGAGCGTCGCTGCAATAGCTCGCTCGCTGCGGTTCGTGCCGCACTGGCAGACAACGATCCTGGGAAGGCAGCTGACGCGGTGGAGGCTGTGCTGGGCGGCCTCAACGCATCCACGTCAAGCCATGAGCTTCGGCGTGCATCGAACTACTTCGCCCGCGAGTGCTACCGAGCGGCCGGCTGCACTCGCATGCGGTGGGTTGCGCACCCGGACGATCCCGTTGACTGCCAGGAGCTGGACGGGGAAGAACAGGCGATAGACCAGCCGTTTACGGACGGGCCAAAGTTGTGTCACCCGCCGCTGTTTGGCGAGTGTCGGTGTGGAATCGTAGGAGTGAATAGGAGTGAAGTAGCATGGCGAGCGAGAACCAAACCAGCGACCGCGAGTTGCGTGTAATTGCCAAGCCCGTCGAGCTTCGGGCCGTCAAGGGCGACGATGGCGGCGACGTGTTTTCTGGCTATGTGTTTGAGTGGGACACGCTCTCGGAGGATCTTGGCGGATGGCGGGAGACAGTCCGTCGCGGGGCTGCTTCCAAGTGCCTCGCCAGTCCGTCCCGAAACCTGTTTGCGGTACTGGACCACGACAAGGAAGTCGCAAAGGTCCTAGGCGACACCGCGAGCGGAACGCTCAGTGTGTTCGAGGACGATCGTGGCCTAGGGTTCGTGATTCACGCCGGCCCAACGACAGCCGCCAAAGACGCTGCTATCGTTGCTCAGCGGAACCGTATTGGCGTTAGCTTCGCCTTTGTCTGCGGCAAGCAGAACTGGAGCACGCAGGAGGACGGCACGCGGCTGCGGGAAATCTTGGAGTTCCGCGAGCTGATCGACCTGGCTTTGGTTGTGGACGCCGCCTACAAGTCTTCGGACGTAACGGTCGCCCGCCGATCTTTGGCGGCTCATCTGGAGCAGGAGCAACGAGACGCTCCGGACCAGTCTGCGGCGACCGTTGACCCCGTCGCCACCCTCCAGAACCTTTTGGCACTCCTCCGTGCCCTGCACTGGCTTTATCACACCGCCCACTGGCAAGCGAGCGGCCCAAACTTCTATGGACAGCGCCTCATGTTTGAGCGGCTGTATGAGGCACTACCCGACGACTTCGACGCCCTGGCCGAAAAGATGGTAGCCGAGTTTGGCGAGCCATCCGTGAACCCCGTCCCGGTCATGGCACAAGCTCTGGCGTACCTGACCAAATGGACGGTGCCCGGCGATGTGGAATTTGCGGCCTATCGCGGAGCCGAGGACATGCAGGCTGCGATCCAGGCCACCTATGCCGCACTCAAAGGCTCTGGCCAACTTTCCGCCGGCATGGATGACTATTTACTGGCCCTTGCCAACGACCACGACACCGACTGCTACCTCCTTGGGCAGGCATCCAAGCAGTTGCCGCCATCCGAGCCGACCGCGGACTACCTGCTTCGGTGCCTCCAGTTGGCGGAAATGGGCGTCCCTGTCGAATCGCGGGCTAACGAGCACCACGACGAAAACGGCAAGTTTCACGGCAAGGCCCCCAGTGCCATGCTAGCTGCGGCTCGCGGGCGAATGCTCAAGGCCGAGGCGCGTCACGAGCGAGCAGCCGAGAGCTACCGTGCTACTGCGGCCACGAAGGGCATGGATCACGCCGATTCTGGTTCCGCCATGGCATCCTGGGTAGACGCTCGCTCGTCGCACGGCGCCTCTTGTGACTCTGCCGAGAGGTGCTTGGTCGACGCAGCTCGCGCCTACGAGGCCCGCTGCAACGAGTACCGCGACGCAATTGCGGCCAGTCGGGCGAAGCTCACGGCACTTGTTGAACGGCCGCACGACGCCGCTCCGGTTCCCGCAAATCTCAATGTCACCTAGGAGACACGCGGCGATGGCATTTTCAGAACTGTGCATTCCTGGCAAGGTGATTAAGCCCAAGTGCCCCTGGGACAATCACTATTGGTTCAACGGCGGCATGACGCGAATCTGGGGCACCACCGTCATGGCGTACCGGCTTAATCGCGCCCCGTGCCTCGTGGTGCTGTCGGAGCTTGATGAGCGTTTCGAGGTCAATCGGTCCAAGATCCTCTTTGAACTGAACGCCAACAGCGTCATTCCGGAAGATCCGCGACTGATCCGTGTTGGCGATCGGCTGGGCATGTTCTATGCGGGCATTCGCAACACGCCCAACTGTGAGATGTACTACGCCGAGCTAGACGCTGGCTGGAACATCGTCAAGAACGAGATGTGCCGCTATGACGACGATAGCCCTGACAAAATGTTGACGAAAAAGCTGTACGGAGTCTCGCAACAGAAGAATTGGTCGCCGTTCTTTGTCGATGGCCGTTTGGTGTGCCTTTACTCGCATCGTCCGATGA